ATTATCAAAGGAACTGCACGTGGTTTGAATGAACCAGAAGTTGCATACTTTGGTTTCCCTGTTACAGCCTCTTCTGCTATTGGTACTGCCGCTGCTATTGGTACAACAGGTGCACTCTACAAAGCACTACCAGAATCAATGAGGAATGCCAACGTAACTCTTGGCACAACACCTGTTATGCAACGAGCTGCACAGGAGATTGGCCAAGAGGCAGCTGTTGCTCGTGCTGGTGTCAAGCTTGGCAAAGTTACTGAAAGAGCAGCTGATGATCTAAAAGATATTGCAAAGCAGTTACGTAAACCAGAAGTCATTAACACTCCTTCTTTAGCAACATCTGCTGGGTTAATTGCAGCTGGTCTTGGTGCTGGTTATCTAGCAAAGAAAGCATCACAAGGTTTCTTCCGTCAGCAAGCCGATGAACGGCTAAAGAAAGAACAACCAGTAGAATATTTAAGAAATAAGTACGGTTCTCTAGAGGCAGCTCGTCAGCAAATTGGCCAGCCAGTTTCCAGCTGGGAACAGTTGTCTTCTTACGGAGTTTAAAAAATGGAGTTTACATTTGATAAATTCAATCCACAAGTTTTTGATACTGAGACAGACTTAGACTTTTTTGATTCCAGTCAATTTGATCCCAGTAAATATTCTTCCGTTTTTAGTCTAGATGCTAGGCCCATTACCGATCAAAGTTATGGAGGATCAGATGGAGGATCAGGTAGTAGCGCTTCAAATGCTATTGGTTCTTTAGGTAAAATTTTTGAAGCTTTAGATAAAGCAAATACTTACAAGCAACAAGGAAGTACACGTTCTTCTAAAATGGGTGCTACACCTGGAACAGATATACAGCAAATTGGTCGGAGTACTTATTTAGTTACACCACCACCCAAAAAGATTCCGGTAGGAACACAACAACCAAGTGGTGGTAGTGGATTATTTGGTAGCATTGGCGGTGCAGCAGGAGCACTTGGCACTGCCGCAGGAGTTTTTGGTCCTCTCGGTGCTCCTATTGGTGCATTAGTTGGTAAAGGTATTGATAGTATTTTTGGCTAAGAATCTTTTCCTTAAGATCATTGCTTTTAAAATAAATACATAAGAAAGAGTACGTTTATGTTACCTGCTTTGCTTAATGTTGGCCGTATGGCTATGCAGGGTCTGCCCTATATCTCTGCTGCGGTTGGTGGCATCCCTGGCCTCATGAAAGGTAACCTAGGAGAAGCTGCTACAGGTGCAACTCTTGGTTACGTAGGTGGCCGTTTTGCAAAACCTGGTTTAGCAAAAGGTGCTGGTCAACTGGTAAGCGCAGCTCCTGGAATTGCATCAGCAGCAGGATCTACAATGCCTGTTGGGAGAGCATTGCAACTAGGTGCTTTAGGTGGCGCTGCTCTTGCTGGTGGTATTGCTGCTCCTGCTATTGGTCGTATTGCAAGCGCTGCTGCTCAACCAATTTCTTCTATTGCTGGACAGGGTGCTCGCGCTGCTACTGGTGCTTTAGGTGTGGGTCAACAGATTACCGGTACTGGGATGCCTCAGTTACCAGATGTACCAAGTTATGGGGTTGCTGGTGATCTCAGTCAGTTTGGTCCTCCAGGTGCTCTTGGTTATAACGATCCAACTGGTTCTATTCGTCAACAGTTAGATTTTGAAAATCGTCAGTATCAACAAAGCTTAGCTAATGCACTGCGTTATGCTCCTTATCAAGAAGCATATCAACAGCGTTCTAAAGAATTTGATTTACGCCGTAGTGCAGCTGCTGCTCAACTGCAGACTGCTCTTGCAACCGATGCTGCTATGCGTCAGCAAGGTCAGTTAGGTGCACAGCGTATGGCAGAAGGTTTCTTGAATAATATTGGGCAAGCTGGTGCAACCCAGTATCGTTACTTCTGATTAAGGAGTTAAACAATGGCTAATCCTGGAGCCAATCCGTATCCTTATTTCACGCCAACTAGTTACTGGAATTCTAGTAATAACGCTGCTTTTTTAAATCCCCAGTTTGGATTAGATACAGCAACTGGCAAACGCGATACTAAGAAAGTAGCAGATAGCTTACCAAATAATCCGTTTGAAGTAACTGCTGATAACCTTCAATTTCCTAGTACACCAAGCTATGAAGTTGCTGGTGGAAATCTTAGTCAAGAAGGTTTAAAAAACATTATCAATGAATTAGAAAAGAAAACTTTCCTTTCTAATTTCAAAGATCAATTACTTGGCCTTGGATCTGGTGTAGCATTTTCTGCTGCTTCTTTACCGTTTGTCAAGGACTTGCGTAATCTTGATTATCAGCTAGGCTTGAATGCAGATATCCAATCCCCTACAAGACAAGTTGCACGTGATGTTGCCCGTCAAGGCCAGTTAGCAACAGCAAGCGATGCTATTACTAATCGTTTGAATGCGTTAGCTCAGTTACGGCAAGCGGCAGCAGCAGGTGTAAACATCAGTATTTAATTCACCATGGCACAAGATAACAGGAATCAAGGCCCCAAAAACCAAGGTGGTAAAAAGCAAGGTAACAAAAACCAGGGTGGTAAAAAGCAAGGCGGTAAAAAACAAGGCAATAACAATCAAGGTCGTCGGAATACTCCACCACCTAATCCACCACAGTCTGCTGCTACCCCGTTACCACCTCCAGCTACTCAGGCGCCCAGGAATCAAGGCGGACAAGGACAAAAACAAGGGAATAAAAAACAAGGAAATAAAAAACAAAACAATAGAAATCGAAACAGACAACAACAAACACAACCACCTGCTGATGCAGGGCCAGCTACTGATGCAGCACGTGATGCAGCTCAAGCACAGTTAAATAGTTTTGTTACTAAAACTTTAAATCTCCCCGGAGACATTGATTTAACTGCTGTTCCTGATTTTTCTTCCATACTTGATCTAGCAATTTCTCAACAGCAGCAAGGCTTTATTCGAGAAATTAATAACAGCAATCAGGCACAGGAACTTAATCTTGCTAATGCCGAAAATCAAACAACCCTTGGTGTTGCTGGTTTAAACCTGCAGGGTGTTCAAGCCCAGGCAGATGCAACAAAGTTTGCAGCTTCTGAACAGGCTGGCGCCACTAAGTTTGCATCTCAGCAGCAGGCAGAAGCAACTAAGTTTGCTGCAACAGAACAGGCTCGGGGTTCTATTGAAACCGAACGAGTGCGGTCTGAAAGCTTAGAGCGTCAGATTGGTTTGACCGGAGAAGAAACTCGGAAAACTGATCTACAATCTGAGTTGTTCCGTCGCTTCAAAGAAGCAAAGGATCAGTTAGACGCACTCAGGGCTTTCAAAGCATGATTTCTTGGCTAGAGACTCTAAGCCCCAACGAGAAAGAAGCCTTTCTTACATTCTGTAAAAAACATTCCTCTCCAATTCAAATGTACCTGTATGCCCGGTTCCTCGGGTATGCAGGTACTATTGTTGAATGTGATGAGTGGCAACAGGCAACGTTCAAGAAACGCAATCTCCAGTTAATCCTGGAGATGGAAATTGACAGTATGCGAGAAGACGTGGAGAAGCTGCGTCAAGCCATTGATCTTGGTATGGTTAAGCAGGATAATGGCACAGCACGTATTGCCATGCTTCAAAAAGAACTGCGTGGCGCCATTAAACAAATCCAAGATGAACGGTACGTTGGCGACAAGCAAGGTTTAATTCTTGCTGGCGCAGACCGTGCACTTAGAGAGATTGTTTTGATCTTCAAGGATGATCCAATTGAAGGCCCACTGCAGGATGCTGTAATGGCAGTCTGGACCAAAATTTTGTCAGAAGAATCCTGAGTTTAGGGAGTTAGGGTAGGGAGATGGCTAACACATCTCTCTACGCAGTTTATAGACGCACAGCACGTGCTGGTGCTAAGCAACAGGTTGTTAAGAAAACAACTGATATTGATATTGACAAAGCACGTACAGACTTTGCTTATTTCTGTGATGTAGTTGGTGACAAACCACCAGCTAGTCACCACAAGGAGTGGCACCGTTATCTCTGCACTGGTGAGGACAGCGAATGTTTACTCGGAATTGCTGGCCCCAACATTGACATCCTTGCACCACGGGGCTCAGCAAAATCTACAGTTCTTGGTTTGTTTACTGCGTGGGCTATTGGTATCCATGCTTTAAATAAAAAACCACTCAAGATTCTTTATATTTCTTATACAGTTGATGTTGCACGTCCTAAAAGTGCAGCCATTAAAAGAATCATTGAAGAGAGTAAAGTTTATAAAGAAATCTTTCCAATGGTAAAGATTGCCAAGGGAATTAACTCTAATGAATACTGGAGTATTGATTGGAAGTTTGCAGGAATTAAGTCTACTGGTGAAGAAGAATTCACTGTATGTTGTGCAGGTTTGAAAGGTGCTGTGACTTCGAAACGTTCGCATCTTTGTATTATTGATGACGCTATCAAATCTGCTGACGATATTAAGAACAGAGATATTCGCGCTGCCATGGAAGATAACTGGAACTCAGTTATTGTTCCTACCATGTTTGAAGGTGGTCGTGCTGTTTGCCTAGGGACTAGGTTCCGTCATGACGATATTCATAACACAACTTTTACGCCAACAAATGATTGGGTACAGATTGTTCAATCTGCAATTACTCTTGATGAACAAGGAGATGAACATTCCTACTGGCCAGAGATGTGGTCGCTAGAATATCTAAATGAAAGAAAACGACAAGCACCTATTAGCTTTAGTTTTCAATATCAAAATCAGATTGTTCAAACCAGTGAACTTTCAATTTCACCTGATCTGATTATTAAGAGTAAAATTCCTACAGAGTTTGATACGTTAGGTGTTGGAGTCGATCTTTCTGCTGGTGTACGTGAGCGTAACGATTACAGCGTTTTTGTACTTGGCGGGAGAGTAGGCGACAAGATTTATATCATTGATTGCAAGCGTATCCGGATTATGGGTAATCTGGAAAAGCTAGAAGCAATCATGGAAATGATGTTTGAATGGGGAATTGTTTATAAAGATGGTGACAAATATTTTCCTACTGGTTCAACTGTAGATATTTGGTCAGAAGCAGTAGCGTATCAAGCTTCTCTGGAGGCAGACTTTAAACGCATCTGTCAGGTTGAGCACGGTCTTTACAACTTGCTCTGGCATCCGGTGAAAGGATTCCGTGGTGACAAGCTTGCACGTTTCCGTGGCATTATGGGCTTGTTTGAACAACACAAAATTTTCTTTAACAAGTTCAGGAAGTTCCAAGCAATGCAAGATGAGATCATCAACTTTGGCGTCAGCTCTCATGATGACTGTGTTGATGCTCTTGTTTGGTTGTGCAACGGATTGATGTCCAGGGGTAGGCTGGAGTTGGAATATTAAAGTTAGAGTATTGTCGGAATTAAACTGATACTAAGTCCACATGAGCACAAGTTATTTCACTGTTGAGCTGGAGCAAGATGCTTACGGTTCAGCTATCATTCCTTTACCTGATGAGCTGTGTCACGATATGGCTCTCCAACCAGGTACTGAGTTTGATATCGAAGTAGAGGATGACGTAATTACTTTAAAGCGTCTCCAAGGTGGCTACGAGATTGAAGACAACTGATTAACCACGGATCTTTATTATGAGCACATCGAGCCAATCCATGTTAGAGGGAATGCTCAAGGCTGTTGTCAACCGTGAAGCCACGGGGTCAGCAGACACCATGCTCATGAATGCCCACTTATCCCAAATGAAAATGTTTGGGATCCGGCAGGGTGTTGAGTTTTATCCAAACCAAGATAACTTTGGTACCCAGCGTTTTGATTTTATTCAGCAAGTTATCAAGTTCAATAAACTTGATGCACGCCTGGATTCAATTTGGGATCGTTTCTTAGCCTATGGCAAGGGCCTATTTTATATGCGGCCCACTAAGAAAACATATCGTTTGTATTGGTTTGATAAAGATGCTTATCGAACTTATTATTCACCAGATGGTGATTTAGAAGAAGTCATTATTATCTATGCTTACAAAGTTAAATCCAATCGTGGATTTGCTGGCGTTGGCTTAATGACAGATAAACGCTACATGCGTTTACGGATTACACCAACTGAAATTGAAGAACTCCATAGTGAAACGGAATTAACGTTTGATTCTATGGACAGCGGCCTTACTTTTAATGATAAGGTTGTTGAAAATACTTTAGGTTTTATTCCTTGCGTTGAGGTTTTAAATAACCCTGATGCATTTGGTACAGAAGGTAGTGGTGAATTTGAGTGGTTATCCAATCAAATCATTGCTCACGATGAGATGGTTAAAAACATCCGAGCAAACCTTTCCTTCTTTGGTAACCCAACACTGCTGTCCTCTCGTCCCAAGAGTGACATTGTAGAAACATCTCGTGACGGTGTAGTTCAACGTCCTAGTATTTCAAGCCAGTCTGGTTTCCAATCTGAGTTCTCACTGTCTTCTTCTACTTACAAACAAGATCCAGTAGATCGTCAGCCTTCTGGTTACATCGGTTTACCTGGGGGAGGGTTGCGCGTACCACGAGTTATTGCAAACCTAGAACCAACAGATCGTGTTGGTTTTATTACACCAAATGCAATTAGCGTAGACCAAGCTCGTTATGTGGAGCAGTTACGTTCTGAGATCCGTCTTGCCCTTGGTGGTATTGATGACCTCTCTATTACTAATGTAACTGCAACTGAAATTAAATCTGCATATGGCCGTGTTAGTGCCACAGCTAAAAAGAAATGCCTACAGTTATATACCTATGGCATTTGCCGTTGTTTTGAATTAATGATTTACCAGGAAGAACAACTCTTCCGTAAATCATTGGCAGTTGCTTCTGGTTTGAAGTATCCAGTTCTTCCTGAAAACCCAACAGAAGAACAGTTAACTGCTCATGAGAAAGCAAAACAAAAGTATGAAAAAGGATTAGATAAAGCTTTAACAGCAGCATTTGAATCCAAAGAGATCCCCCCTGGTGTCATTGGTTTAGCTCCTGATGGAGATCGAACCGTCTTGTGGCGCTGGATGGGTCCTGTCTATGAAGACACTCCACAAGATAAAGTTAATCAATCTATCTTCACTCGTAACTTACAAGAATTGGGTGTTGATAGTATTGAGGCACTCAAGTACTTGTTCCCATCTAAAACTGATGATGAGGTGGCAGAAATGTTATCTGGTTATCCGTTCCGGATGGTTGGTCAAGTACAAAGAGCGTACTCTGCATTCCTTGATCTCATTAATCAAGAAATGCGGACACCGCATCCTCAGCGCCCAGATCTTCCGTTGGCAGCTGATCCGCGTCTTGATTTGACGCCATTCCTTTACAGAACACTCGAAAGTTTACAGAAAGAGGTAACTTATGCAGGCCGATACCGCAGCGCCGATCCAATCGGTACCCCAACAGTATTCGACCCCGCCGACCAGCTACGCGGCAGCTCCGACAACAGCGGTGGCAACGACCAATCAATGGGTGTCACCGACAGCTCCGGCAGCACCAGCGGCACAGACGCCGATAGCACAAGCCAATTACGCCCCTATCCAGTCGTACCCGCAAGCCCAACCTTCAGCGGAGAACCCGTACAAGGAGGCGTTCAACAGGGTGGTGTCACTCCTGAGTTCACCAGTCCCCTTCCCGTTCCAGGGTCAACAGTCCGCCGGGATGTCAGGAATCGACCCGGCCAGCTTCAGTTCCCAACAGAGCGCGGGGTACAGCAGCAATTCGGCAGCCCCGATTTATCCGTCCAGCCCGGGTTACTCGCCCAGTTATTCCCCAACATCACAGGAAATAACAACACAACAACTACTGGCAAACGGAGTAAGTCCAGCAAGTCTTGAAGTTATTGATTACTTCGGTGCTGATGCACCTGCTGTTCTTAACGAATATTCTTGCAATTTAGAAGATGCACTGCTGACTCGTTATTCTCAGCTGGAGGAATCTGTTGGTTTGCTTCAAGAGCTTGCTCAAGAGCACCGTGCTTATGAAGCAATCCTCACAGATCCAGATATTCTGGCTGACTATACCTGTGAGTTCTTTGGTCCTAATGGTCCTTATCCAGTTCAGCAAGAAACTGATGACGGTGGTTTCTATGACAATGAGGGCTATTACTATGATCCAACTGGCTATTACGATCTAGACGGTACTTATTACTACGACGATTATTACAACTCTAATAATCCAGATTTTTATAACAGTGATTATGACTATAGTTATGACTACGGTTATGAAAATAGCTACAACTCTGGTTACGATCCTAATTACTATGATGGTAACTATGACAGCAACTACTACGACGGTGGTTATGACACCACCTATGAAGCTGCTTACGACAACAGCAACTATTTAGAGCGTCCTTCTCTCCCGGTTCCTCCCCATCCAGAGAATACCGTTGATGGCCAGAGCTTCTGGAATAACTTTGGTAGCGTTGCAGAACGTGACCCAGCTAATGCCTGGCGTTATCTTTCCGCAGCACAGCGCAATCCGAACGTCTTCCGTGAGAAGCTATTGGTGATGGATTGATTATTAAAAACAATTAAATGTAGAATAAGGGGTAGTGAGTACTGCCCCTTTTTTATTTGTACTTAATATGTCCAACGTTGGTGCTAAAGTTAAAACCTTTATTGATGCAGCAGCTGGAGTTGTCCCACAAGGTATCCAAGGTGGCGCTAGTCAATTAGGCGGGTCAGTTTCTCGTGGTATTACTGCAGCCGCAACTCCCCTTGCTACCGGATTAGAAAACATGGGGATGAAAGCTGCAGGCAGAGCAATTCAATCTGGTGCTGCTAAAACTGCAGCATTTAAAGCAAATACCTTACCTAGTTATAGTAATTTAACTGGTTCGCGTATTCTTGGTTATGCAGGAGCTGCTGCTGGTTTAGGTGGTGCTTTTGTTGGAGGCATGGGAGCAACTGCTGGCATGAATGCCCTTGCTAATTATTACGCCCAAGATCCAATGGCACGTCGTCAAGATGTGGGTACTATTGGTTCTACACCAATGCCAAATGATTTGCAGACAGGTTATATCAGTTTAAATGGTTTTGGTTCACCTCTCGGCCAAATGAATATTGGCAACGTCGGCAATATGAAACAAGCACAAGTTGCTCAACGTTATGCGCCAAATGCAATTTTAACTGCAATGGGAGGTAATCCCGTTAACAACCAACAAATGATGTGAAGTTGACAAACAATGGATCAAAAAACTAAGTCAAAACAATTTCTTGCTAATTTCATTAGGCCAGAGATTACTAGTGAAGTAATTACAATGCAACCGCAAGAGGTAAACCCTTTTGAACGGATGGGACCAGTTCCGAGTATTCCGTATAGCGGTGTTAATCGTCCAGGTATTCCTTTTTGAGAACTGTGAATCCTGCAGTTAATAACTTCTTACAAGGAGCAGCGGCAACAGCAGGTGCCGTTGGAGCTTATGCTTTAGGCCGTTCTGCTGCTGATAAGTATCGTAAAAAAGGTTATCAAGAAACCGGAAGTGCTTTTACATATCCTGCCGGTGAAAATATTTTAAATCAATATACAAAAACAACTGGACAACCTGCACCGAATGTAACAGCAAACATGTTACCTTCTGGCGTAAGTTATTCACAGGGAGATAACATTTCTTTAAACTATCCTTCTGCCAGTAAGTTTACGCTTGGCCATGAACTTGGTCATCAATCTATTGGCAAAGGAAATGATATCTTCCGTTTTGCACAAGAAAAAGCGTATTCAGGTTTAAATCCAAATGTTGTTGGGCTTGCTACGGTCGGTGTTGGGGCCTTGGTTCCTTCTGCTCGTCGTGCAACTTCTCTTGCTCTTGGCATTAACTACTTAAACAATAGTGGGCGTATTGCAGCAGAAGCAGAAGCAAGTCGCCGTGGAACTAAACTTTTGAATCAAGCAGGCTATCCAGTTTCTTCTGCACCTGGGTTATATCAAGTTGCATCCTACGTTGCAGCTCCAGCTGTTACTGCACTCGGCGGACTTGCTGCAGGACGCTTTCTGAGATCGTTTGTCGATACCATCTAGTAAAATTAATAACCTTAATAGATAAGTTTTGCTATAATTTTATCAATGGGACGGAAGTTCCCAGATCTTTTAATGGCATCTGTCATTATGTAGGGATCTTCTCGATCTCCGGTATCAGCTAAACCTACGCTGAAGAACCAACATGTTTATTGATAACGATTTTCCTAAGCTGTTGGGCGCGGAACTTTACCGTCCCCATCCGGCTTATATCGTGGAGATGGCCTGCGAGCCAGTTGTTGTCCACGACTTTACTAAACAACCCGGTCAGACTGTCCAGTTAGATCGTTACCGCTTCTGGGGTAACCCTGGCACCAAAACCAACCGTGAGCGTACCCAGGATCAAACCATCGGTACTGCAAACAGCCGGTCCATCGTCAAGGACAAAGTGCTGGTGTCTCTGCGTGAGTACACCGGTCCTGCTGACCCGAATAATGCAAACCTCCCGAGCACCTTCAAGATTGCTCGTGAAACCCTGATGACTGCTCAGCGTCTGCTGCTGGACACCGGGAACCTTAACATGTTCCACCAGTCCATCGGTTCGCTGACTCTGCTCGACGACTATCGTCGTTGGCGCGACCGTGTGTTCTTGGACGAGATGTTCAAGTCCGAGTCCCGTGGTCAGTCTTCTGATTCCCAGGGTGGCTACTACTACCCCAACAACAAAGCTAAGACCGGCGCCACCACGCTGACTGCTTACACCGCTACTGAGTACGCTTCTGAGCGTTATCAGTTCAATGTTAAGAACGACCTTCTTAACGTGGTGAAGAGCCTGCGTAAGCGTAACGTTCCTGTCTTTGCTGACGGCTACTACCGTTGTATCGCTGATCCCTCCTTCATGAAGGATCTGCGTGCTGATCAAGGCTTCCGTGAGGTTGCTCGTTATCCTGGTTTTGCCCCTGGCAACCCACTGATGAGCGGCATGAACCCCAACGCTGCCATCTATGGCGGTGGTCAGTACGGTCAAGCCCAGTTTGTTGGCGGTGAGCCGACCATGCCTTCTGGCTTTGTGTTTGAAGGTGTGCGGTTCTTCGAGTCCACCAACTTCCCGTCTAAGACCATTACCGTTGACATTGGCGACGGTGCTGGCGCTGTTTCCCACGACACTCCTCCTGCTCTGTTCTTCGGTCCTCAGGCAGTGGGTGTTGGCATTGGCGGTCCTAATGCTCAGGTCCTCATCAATAACAATGATGACTTCAGCCGCTTTATCATTCTGATTTGGCAGCTGTACGCTGGCTTTGCCAACCTGAACAAGGACTTTGTTACCACTGCTTTCACCATCGTTTGAGGAAGGAGGTAATTAACAATGGCTTTTTACAAAGAAGAAGCGGGCTCTATTCTGTATCCCGGTAACCAAATCAACCGCCTTTCCTCCTATAACACCGAAGGTGTTTTTGGCTGGCCTGGCGTCGAAGCTTTTGAGCTGATTGGCTACGTCAAGATTGATAACCTTGCCGCAGACAAAGCTAACTACAAGAGCTTTGATATCACTGTTCCTTCTCCTGATCGTCGTCCTGATGATCGGGTCCGCGACAACCGCACTTCCCTTGTTGTGCAGGCTAGCGCTGACCGTCCTGCTTATATCTATGGCGCTTCGATTGCGATTGGCCAAGATATTCCTGCCGGTGGTGAGCCCAGCTTCCCTGCCTCCCCTGTGACTGCTGCTATTGGCGGTACCACTGGCGAAGGTCTGCTGCTGGGTCCTAACAATGCTGGTGCTCCTTTTGGTGTTCCTGCAACTCAAGCAAACGGTCTGGCTGCTGCTAGCTCGATTGTTTCGGCTACCAGCTCCCTGTTTGCTCAGGGTCTGAGCGACACCACCGTTGGTGATCTGCCCTTCTGGACCAGTGTGACTACTGCTGGCATCGTGGCTGCTGATGCTGCCAACTCGATGTTCTACAAGGTCACTGCAGATACTACCTTCAAGGTGTTTAACGTGAACGGCGTTACCTCCACTACTGTGGATGGCGACGGTGTGTTCATCAGCCAGACTGACAAAGATGCCGGTCGCGCTGGCTACATCCTGTGCCGCGTGAACTACCTGCGTCCCGCTAAGTCTGTTGTTTGGGAAGACATCAATGAGTTCATTGATTTTGCTTCTCAGATTGGCGGTACTGATAGCTGATCATTGATTAGCTGAGTTAAGGTTGGTATTGTATTGGTAGTTGCCTTTTTTTAAATGCTCTACCAATACAAACCAACTGGCCAACTCGTTGAAATGATTTCTCACCACGGTGATGGAATCATGATGTGCATTGATTCACAAGACGAAGTTCTTTATATTGAGCGGGAAGATTTAATTCCGCATATTAACGCAACAAACGAGAAGGATATAACCAAAGAACGCCTGACCAGGAAGCTGCAGGATGAAGGCGTTAATCCTCCAACTCCAACCAATAAAGAAACATTTCCGATTGATACCCGGATTAATATCAACACAGCAACCGCTCGGCAGATTGCAGATCATCTACCTGGCGTTGGGCTGAAGACTGCACGTGATATTAAGGATTTACAAACTTCCATGGCTGGTGAAAAGTTTGTACGTTTAGATCAATTGAAACAAATCAAACGTGTTGATTGGGATGAGATCTTTAAAGAGAATCTTGTTCGTGTTGAATAATAGTTGCAGCAACTGAAAACTTGACCGTGTTAAGCTATTAATAGAGGAGTATATCCTCTGCGCTGTTAGAGTTTTCTAATGCAACTTGATAGTTTCCTCAAGTCAAAAATTCGCTGGCATTTGGGATATAACACCACATCTATCCCAGCCGGTGATCTTGCTCGACTAGAAGAAGCTTTAAACAACGTACCGGATTCTTTCTGGTACCAGAAATTAGTTGAACAAATCACTCGGTGCGACGAGGCTGAAAAACGCACCGATATGACAGGTAGTTCTAATAACGATCAAGTACCTAGGAATCGTTTAGAAAATATTGCTGGTGACGTTGATCGTACCATTACAACAACTGATTTCCGAGACACCCTTAAAACCTGGACAGAGATTTATCTTTATGAAACTGATCGCTTAGCTCACCACCTTTACGTGGCTAACTATAGGAATCCTATGCAAGCCCGTTATCGCTTCGAGCGGGAAGGTGCTGAATTCATTCAAGCCCTACCTGGACCCGCAGATGTGGCTGTTGGAACCCGCTTCTACTTCGAGTACAACTTCCGATAAGCCAATGTCTGAACTCCGTAAATACTACGAAACGTTGCTTCAAACACGTCCTGAAGTACGTGCTTTACTAAATACCATTCGTTACGCGGAAGGTACACCAGGAGAAGCAGGCTATCAAACCATGTTTGGTGGTGGTAAGTTTGATACATCCAAAGGCTGGCGTCATCCAGATAAAGCCATTAGTGGTGGTGGCTATACGAGCACAGCTGCTGGAGCCTATCAATTCCTAACACCTACCTGGCAAGGGACTGCTAAAGCATTAGGATTACCTGGATTTGATCCCAAATCACAAGACCTTGCTGCTCTTTATTTGATTGATAAAAAGCGAGGCGCATTACAACCTTTCTTAAGAGGAGAAAAATTTGGAACTGTTACTAACAAGCTTGCTCCAGAGTGGGCTTCACTGCCAACATCTGGTGGAGGAAGCTACTACGGGCAGCCGTCTAAACCACTCGGTGACTTGTACAAATATTACGAACAACAAAAACAACAATTGGCCGGACAAACTTTACCTGGCAACCAAGCACAAGCACAAACTCAACAACAACAGACACCTGTTGGCCAACAGCAAACTGGTATTCCAACCATTAACATTACCATTAACCGCAAAGGTGCAAATGCAGAACAGTCAGATCCTATTGTGAGTATTATTAATCAATTTAAAAAAGCAAGAGAAGAGCGCTCTAGCGTTCCTTCACCCTTAGAGATTGCACAAAGTCTTGTTAGTACTCCTAAGGTTGATTACTTTAACTTTGGTTAATTCTTTAGCTTAAACAAATGGCGGGCATCATTCAAGCAGGATACGTTGCAAGACCTGGAGAGGATATCTTTCCAACAACAGGTCCTCACCTTGATGTCCGCGTCAAAAAGGGTGGTCAATATATTGACCCCACTACCTGGCGTAGTGGTCTACAAAACCTTCTTGTTGGTGAATCAAAAACTCCACTATTTAAACAATCAGGTGAGACCTTTACGCCAGCCTTTCAAATTACGTCTCCCTTTGGACCTAGAACTGCACCTGTAGCAGGTGCATCTACATTCCACCGTGGTGTTGATTTTGGCATTGGTGGTGGCACGCCTCTTTATTGGAAAGGAGCAGGATCTTTTAAACCTGGCAAAGGTTTAGGTACAATTCAAACTCCTGACGGTTACGAAATTGAATTACTCCATACGAAGGGCGGGAAAGAAGCGTCTTTGATGGGGCAACAACAAATGGCACCAGCTGTTGCTACTCCACAACTGCAGCAGACCCAACAAATGCAACAAGGGGAGTTAGGGGGCCAGCCTGTTAATATTGTTATTGATCTTGTAGAAGATGAAGGTAAGAAAGAAATCACTCCAAATGAAATGTTGCAAAACTATATTGTTGAACGTTTTAAAACAAACCGCCGCAGTGCCATGAGTCCAATGCAAATGGCACAACAATTTTTAAGTACGGCACCTGTTAATTACTTCGGATGAGGTTTGCTCAAGTCCCTGGTTATAGTTCTGCTTACCCTGTTACATATAACAATATGTACCAGGATTACAGCATGACGACAGCTGGATTGTCTAATCCACTGCAACCAGGTATGCAAGAACAAAGTAAGCCATGTTCTTATGTTGTTGGTTATAACGGTAGTAATGATCCACGCTTTCAGTTAAACAATCCTGCCTACATGCGTGAGGTAGATCGTTCTGCTAGCGATATGGTTCCCCCTGTTATTCTTAATAAAAGGCCAATCCAGAATCAGTTCTGATGAGCTATACAAAGCCAGAGATGCGAGAACGCATCAAAGATCGAATCATGGCTGGCTCTAAAGGAGGCAAGCCTGGCCAGTGGAGTGCTCGCAAAGCTCAGCTCCTGGCGCAAGAATACAAGAAGAGTGGTGGCGGCTATAAAGGCGGCAAAACAGAAAAGCAAAAATCATTGAAGCGCTGGGGTGATCAGAAGTGGATGACAAAAGAACAATATGAAAAAGGAGATAAATGATGGAGCACTTCAAAGCAAAAGTATTACTTGGTAAAACAGCTACTGCTGTAGGTCAATCTTGCCCACGCGCTACAACTGATATTAAAGAAAATATCAAAAACCGTAATTGGACTATTGATAATTTCAACTATGGACCCTTGAACCCGGATCGACCTGATCCTGGTTTCTGGGAAAAGAAAGCAGATATGTGGAACACTGATGTAGAAACTGCTATGTCAGCACGCTGCGGTAACTGCTCTGCCTTTGATGAATCAGATGTGATTCTTGATTGCATTCTTGAAGGCATCAATGAAGATAAAGCTGCAGATCCCCATGCTGTTATTGAACATGCTGACTTAGGTTATTGTCAGCTGTTTAAATTCAAGTGTGCAGGCTCACGTACATGTGATGCCTGGTTACATGGTGGGCCAATCCGAGATGAGTGATAAAGCAATTGAACCTGGTAAAAAAAGCACAGAGCGTTATCTTCCAAAAGAAGCCTGGGCTAAACTATCACCAGAGCAAAGAAAACAAACTGATCAAAAAAAGCAACGCCAGTCTAGAACTGGTAAACAATTTGTAGCCAATACAGAAGCTGCAAAAAAAGCAAGACGCTCAGTTGAACTTGCTACACGTTACAAACAAAAATGATTAATCCATTCCTTAACGAAAGAGGTGAAGAAGAACTTCCAACAGGTTCTCGTGGTAGCGGTTTAAGGCGTATCCGTGGTGATGAGGATTTGAGGCTACCTAGTTTACCTGGAGACATTGATCCTTTTATCAGTTCTGAACCTGGTGACTTTCGTTTTGCAGGTGACAAGATTAAGGGACTATCTCAGCTAGATCCTACAATCTTTGCAAAGTTGTTCCCTTAACTGTTGATCAGTTAAAATAACAATATAAGTTTTAAACAAGAGGAAGATCTGTGGCATCGTCCAGTACCAATAAACTGCCAGCAATGATTGATCGGCCACTGCTTACCAGTGCTCTGGTAACGGCTGCTGCTGGTCAACATTTTGCAACAAGTTTATCTCCGACAGCTGTTGGCAATGCAACTAAAGTTATTGATATTGATAGCTCTTTAACGGATTCTTCTATTGGTGGTGCTTATATTGATGAGATCTGGGTACGTTTTTCTAAGGAAGCTCCTCTTTTTATCAACCCTAAACCACCTTCTGCAGGTACCTATGTACAAGCTGGTTTAGATGTTGTTATTGTTGTAGCAAACTCCAACGTTAAAGTTGGTCAAAAGATTTATGTCAACTTTACAACTGGTGCAGGTACTGACGAACTGTTGACTGTTACTGATGTAACAGCTAATAACTTTACAGCGACTGCGACAATCAGTGCAACAACAAGCGGTGATTGCAACATCTATCTTCCTGTAGATTTGTGTTTCTATCTTGTTGATGCTGCCACTGTTACTAACGTTAATCAGTTCTTCCCGCTGTTTACTGCAAGTATTGATAGCAATCCTATCAACCAGTTCTACAGCTTAACGATTAATGAGAAGCTACCTCTCATTAACCACCCTGTTCCCCATGCTGGTGCAAACTTTACAACAGCAAATAATGAAGTTGCACCTAAGAACCGTGGTTTAGTTTTACAGAAAGGTCAAGCTATCTACGTTGCAGCAGGTGGTAGTACTGCTTTAACCAGTGGTTTCTATATCAATGCTCAAGGTGGTTTCTATTGATCAATGCCAAAGAAAAAGAATAGTTTTGGAGGCAGCTTTGATAGGAGCTTTCAATCCTTTTCGGACAAAATAAAAAAGGAAAGTAATAAGTACGATATAAATCCAAAGGTTAATCCTTTTGATTTTGAACCCAAGGATCGTGAGCAAATTAGCCGTGTCCGGTTTTATAACCAGGACTCGATGTGGAATCGTTGGCGTCGTGGCTATGAGCTCTACACCTTAACCCAAACTTATCTAGGTAACGGCGCTAAGACCAGGCACACCCGTGGCGACTTCAGGATGTACTGCGAGTTTCAGCAGTTCCCTGGAGTAGTTACTGGCGCCAGAATGTTTACCTTTCCCAGCTCCCATACGGAGATAGGGGAGCAGATGGTTGGCGTTCGTGATGCCAACTCAGTTAATCTTTATAACTATGGAATACCAATTCTGGCTGTACGTTATATGCAGTCAGAAAAGAATGGAACTTATATACAAAGTGGAACAACAATAACAGTTACTTCTGTAGAGCATGGTTATAACGTTGGTGATTCTATTTATTTAAATGTAACGAGTGGTGCAGCTGTAGATGAAACATTAGTAATTACAACTACCACAACAAATACTTTTACTTGCACAGCTTCTGGATCTCTTTCAACATCTGGAAATGTAACTGTTTCTAAGGTTACAACTTTTAGTGATCCTTTTTGGGTGCAACAACGAGTTCAACTTAGTTCTATTCATACATCGCTTAGCTTTGCTGCTGGTGAGCGTTTTGTTGATCGAGTTATCGAACGTGATCCTGGTTTAAGTGCAACCTATACACGAACAGGATCTGTTGTTACAGTTACCTGCCCTTCTGCTCATGGTTTATCAACAAGCAATGAAGTCCTTCTTTCAGTTACAACCGGACCTGTTGAATCTGGACTCTACCAAGTTCTTGTTTTAAATAGTACACAGTTTACTATTACAAGTTTGACTACAGGTGTTGCATCTGGAAATGTAACTGTTACGCGCAGAATACGTGGATTTGATTATAAAGATTACGTAGGTTATACCGCCACTGGCGTAGACCTATCGACAAATGAAGTTCTATTCCAACGTACAGATAGTTATGGAACAAGATTATTTGATCCTGTAACAAACTTACCATCCACGACAGGCCAGGGTGTTGCCAAAACAATTGTTCCTGCGCACCGTGGGTTTACTGTTGGCCGGTACCTGACAACAGAAATTCGTTACCAGTGCACATGCCAAGATTATCTAAAAAGAGAAACATATAACTTCTACAAAGAGGAACAAAGGCGTAGGTTTCCAAATACAAAAGCAGGTTCTGTTCGCCCTGGCTACAGCATGGACCGCAATGGAAATTTGATTCCAACCAGGGATGATGTTGGCGTTTACTCTGATTTTGGTTACGTTGTTATCAATAATTTTTATCAGCTACCTACGTATGAAGATCTCTCAGAAGATTCGCGCCCACTCCTTGCCTACTATCAGCTTCGCTGGTGCAAGCATATCTATGCAGCAATGTGGTCCATTGTCCATGATGAAGGCAATGAAGTATTCGATCTAAACGCAACATATTCACAATCGGGTCCTAACATTACAATTACAACAGAAGAACCCCATGACTTAGGCTTAAATACCCGCGTTAACATTGAGTTTATTGCTGATAATCACGAGTCAAGTGACTATATTGTTAGCCACATTATTGATGCTAATAACTTTGTTATTATTGCCCCAACACCCCAAACAACATCAGGTTATTGCAAAGTTCATAATTTAAAACCCCATGAGTACATCAACACGTGGCTGCTTGAACCGAATGATCCACCTGTTGGCGAGTCTGCTGAAACCTTTCTGAAGAAGCTAGAAAAGGAAAATGAACGCTTGCGGATGGCTGCAGAACGTCTCCAGATGATGGGTTATGGGATGCCTTGGACCGGAGCTAAAGGCATGAGCGGCCCTCGTAACCAACCTAACCAGCAAGCTAATTACGATCCCAACTTAGTGACCAGTATGGTTACAGATAACATCAGGCAGAACCCTGATTATGATCCAAATGATCCTAATAGTGATCGGTTTAGCTTTACTGGTATTCCGTTGAATGTAACGAATACAATGCTGACAGTAATGCAGAAGATGTTAAATATTGATATGACCTTAATCAAGACTGCCAAGTTTGGTATGCTTGATCAACCCCTTACTGATTACAGTTCTACTTTCCGTGGTGGTGCTATTGATTGTGGTACTTATCTGAATGGCAATCCTGCTGATTATGATGTGGATACTGGAGTTAGAACCGTAGATGTTTTAGACTGCGGTACATATCTTAATGGTGTTCCTACTGAACGCCATGCCAGCCAGATTGATTGCGGAATCTATCTCAGTAACTAAGAATGTCTGTACAAATTCTGCGCCTCCGTTCAAGCCTTTTATATGACCGCGTATTACCAAGTCGGTTAGGTGATGGTGAAATTGGACTTAACTTTAATGCTACAGAACCGGGATTGTATTTCCGCGATGATGCAGTAACACCAAAGTTAATTAAGGTTGGTCCGATTCATGTTGGCAGTAGTGCTCCTAATGCTGTACCTACTGGTTATACTCCTCTTTCAAAAGGAGAAAGCTGGTTAGATTCAACGAGTACGCAGATCTTTAAGATTTATGATGGCAGCACTTGGCAAACACCAAAAGCTGTTGCATCAACATCCCTGAGTGGTTTTCCTACCAATGCTATTGATGGTCAGCTTCATTATGATAAGTCTGTTCCAGCCCTTTACATTTATAATGGAACATCATCTAGCTGGGTAGCAGTATAAATAGAACCTACCTGCTTTAAAATAAAAAGAAGAACAGCGACAAAGTTTTAAATAGCAAGGACAATCCATGGCTACACAAGTACAATTTCGTCGCGGAACAACAGGTGAAACCGCACTCTTCACTGGTGCAGTTGGTGAAGTCACTGTTGATATCGATAAAGATACTTGTGTTGTTCACGATGGATTTACTCAAGGTGGTTATCCTCTTCTGCGAGAAGACGGTAGCAACATGGCGCTATCTACAGGTAGCGTTACAAACTGTGCAGTAAAATTTGCATCTGATCCCAATACAGGACTTATTAGCCCTGGTTCTGATCAACTTGCTTTTGTAACTGGCGGTGTTATTCGCTTAAGTCTTGATTCCAGTGGCGCCGCAAGTTTTGCTAATAATGTTTTAGTTGGTGGTAACTTATCTGTTACAGGATCAATTAGTCTTGCCGGCCCCGTAAGTTTTGCGGCAGGAACTGCAGCTTCACCAAGTATTACTTTTACCGGTGATACTAATACTGGCATTTATTCTCCAGGTGCTGATCAACTTGGATTTGCAACTAACGGTGTTAGTCAGTTTGTTATTGATGCTTCTGGCGACAGCTCTTTAACCGGTCATCTTAGTGTTGCTAGTGGCAAAGAATATAGAATTAACGGAACTAAAGTTCTTGATGCAACAAGTTTAGGTAGTGCTGTTGTTGCTTCTAGTTTAACTAGTGTAGGTACCCTTACAACAGGTACTTGGCAAGCTTCAACAGTTACTCATGGCTATGGGGGCACAGGCCACACTTCTTACACTGATGGTCAACTGTTAATTGGTAAAACAGACGGAACTCTAGCCAAGTCAACCTTAACAGCTGGAACGAATATTAGTGTTGTTAATGGTGATGGTTCAGTCACTCTTAATGTTGCTGATGGTACAACAGTACAAAAAGGTGTTGTTCAATTAGAAGATTCTACCTCTAGTACTAGTACTACAACAGCAGCAACACCAAACAGTGTTAAAACTGCTTATGACTTAGGCATTGCTGCATTACCAAAAGCAGGCGGCACTATGACAGGTGCCATCTTAGGTGACGATTCTACAAGTCCTTCTACACCTGGTTACGCTTTTGATGGCGATGCTGATACCGGCCTATTACGTCCAGGTGCAAATGAAATTGCACTTGTTACTGGCGGTGCTATTCGTTTAAGTGCTGATGCAGCAGGTAATATTAATATCCCTGGTAATCTAACAGTTCAGGGAACAACCACAACAATTGATTCAACAACACTTCTTGTTAAAGATAAGAATATTGAATTAGGTGTTGTTCCTACTCCGACTGATTCTACAGCAGATGCAGGTGGAATCATACTTAAAGGATCGACTGATAAAACTATTGAATGGTTAAATGCAACTGATGCTTGGACATTTAGTGAACATATTGATCTTGTTTCAACTAAAGAATATCGAATCAATAATGTAAAAGTTCTTGATGCAACAAGCCTTGGCAGTGCTGTTGTTTCTTCCAGCTTAACAAGTGTAGGAACAATCAGTTCTGGTACCTGGCAAGGCACTACTTTAGCCACAGGTTACGGTGGTACTGGTCAAACTACTTATACTGATGGCCAACTTTTAATTGGTAAAACAGACGGGACTTTAGCTAAAGCAACATTAACTGCTTCTACTGGTGTCACGATTACCAATGGTGATGGCACAATTACGATCAGTGCTCACGGCTCTGGCGGCACCATTACTGCTGTTACGGCAACATCACCACTTGCAAGCACTGGCGGCACAACACCTGATATCAGTATTCAGGATGCAACAACAGCTCAGAAAGGTGCTGTTCAACTAGAAGATTCAACAAGCAGTACAAGTACTACAAAAGCAGCAACGCCTAATAGTGTTAAGACTGCTTATGATCTAGCCAATGCTGCGTTACCAAAAGCTGGTGGTAGTTTAACTGGTGACGTAACACTCAATGCACAATCTGACCTTCGTTTTGCAGATGCGGATAGCAGTAACTGGGTAGCTTTGCAAGCACCTGCAACTATTGCAAGCAACGTTACATGGACTCTTCCAGATTCTGATGGTACTGCTGGTCAAGTATTAAGCACTAATGGTTTTGGTGCTCTCTCTTGGGCTACGGGAGGAGGAGGTGGTGCTTCTGTTACAACAAGTGACACTGCACCTGTAAGTCCAAATCACGGTGATCTTTGGTATGACTCCGTTGGTGGGCGTACTTATGTTTACTACGATGATCCAGACGGTGCACAGTGGGTTGATATTGCACCTCAAGGTTTAATTTCTATTGTTGCAAGTGATACTCCGCCTTCAGCACCTAATGATGGTGCTATTTGGTATGACTCTGTTGGGGGAAGAACTTATTTTTATTACAACGATGGAAATACAACTCAGTGGGTTGATGCTTCTCCGCAAGGAGTACCTATTGTTTATACTGCAGACACACCTCCATCTAGTCCTAATCCTGGAGACTTTTGGTTTGATACTGTAGGCGGACGCACTTATATTTACTACAATGATGGAAATACTTCGCAATGGGTTGATTCAGCACCGCAGGAAACTGCAACACCAACCGAGATTACAGTAGGTAACACAAAAGCAGAGGTTATTGACACTGGTATTGATGGCCGTTTTGTTGTTACAACAGAAGGATCTGAACAATTTAGAGTTGATAGTTCTGGCAATTCTGGTTTTGGTACCGCTACACCTGGCTCTAAAGTTGATATCAAAGGGACTCTGCGCCTTTCAGGTTCAACTTCTGGCTATGTCGGTCTTGCTCCAGCAGCTGCTGCAGGGTCTACAACCTATACATTACCAACAGCTGATGGTACATTAGGTCAACTTCTTTCAACCGATGGCAGTGGAACTTTAAGCTGGACAGATCCTCCAGCAGGTTTCTCTCGCTCTAAAGCTTACTTCTATTCTGGCTTCTGATTATGGCTAATGGAATCCTGGGGCAATCTGCTCCCACAGCTGCTACAAACACAACTGTTTATACAGTACCTGCAGCTACAACTTCTACTTTTTGCGTTAGTATTTGCAATACGAGTAGTTCATCTATTACTGCAAGATTAGCTATTTCTGCGACTGGAACACCAGGTTCAAGTGAATGGTTAGAGTATGATACAACTATTCCTTCATTTGGTGTTTTAGAGAGAACAGGAATTGTTGCTCAAGCAACAAAAAATGTAGTTGTAAATGTTAGTGCTGCTACTGCAGCCGTTTCTGTTTTTGGTTTTGAAGAGGTTTAATTATGGGGCGCCAACTAACTCAAAGCTTAAGTAATTCTCGAGATGTCCCTATGTTTAGCTACCCAGCTCAAGGACCTTTTGGGACAGGTAAAATTATCTCTTATCTCACCTCTGGAACATTTATAGTTCCTTCCGGAGTTACCCAAATTCGTGTAAGACTTTGGGGAGGAGGAGCAGGTGCCAGTGGCGGCAACACTTCTTCTTTTGGCGCACTTGTATCTGCAACTGGTGGAAGCTCTACTACTCCAGGAAACGGTAGTGGTGGGGATATAAATAATTCCGGAGGAAATGGAGGAAGTGGAAGCAGAGGAGGTGGCGGCGGGGCTGGAAATTTATTTGGAACAGGTGGAACTGGAGGAAGCACAACAGGCGCACCCGGAATAGACGGAACCTCTGGAGGTGGTGGTGCTTCAGAAGCACAGGGTGGAGACGGAATTACTGGTACTGGCGGAGCGCGGGGATATGGTGGCGGAAGTAGTTATTATGCTTTTGCAGGCGAAGACGGATCGTTATTTCCTGGATATGATTTACAATCTTTATCAATAGATTTATTAGGTACAGGAAGTGGGGGAGGAGGATCAAGTAATATTGCAACTGGACTGGAAAGTGTTCCAGGATCAGGAGTTAACGGCGGCGGCGGTGGTGGTACACAATCAACCACTAATTATTGGGCAGGGAGTGGCGGATTTCCGGGAGGAGGAGGCGGTGGTATAAATGGTAATTCTGGCGCTGGAGGCGGTGGTTTTGCATTAAAAACCGCAACTGTTACACCAGGTACAAGCTATGCAGTAACAGTAGGAGCTGGAGGAGATTCGGGCTCTAGAGGAAAAGGTGGAAACGGTCTTGTAATTGTGGAGTACTAATCATCATGAAATACGCACGTATCTCTTCTGACAACATTGTGATTGAGGTGTTTACACCACCTCCTCCTTTCACAATTGAAGATTGTTTTACTCCTGAAATTGTGGCACAGTTTGAACCATGTCCTAATGAAGTAGAGCAAAACTGGATTAAAGAACCAGATGGTACTTTTGTACCACCGCCGCCTCCTCCTCCACCACCACCGGATCCACCGGAGCCTGATGCTCCAGAACCTGCTGTTACTCCTTAGTAAATAGTTGTTTTGAGCTGAACTAAGTATCTTGGCTACTTTTATTTATAATAGAAGTAGCTTTTGAAATAAAACCAGGTAATTAATTATGGCGATTGACTTTCCTGCAAGTCCCACAACTGGACAAACTTTTACATCTGGTAACGTTACGTATACTTGGGACGGGACTAAATGGACTGCATCGCTGAATGGTGGCATTTCTTTATCTGCAAATAATGCTTTTACTGGTGCTAATACATTTACAAATAGCACCGGTCAGATCTTTCGCCAGACTTCTACACAAGATGGAATCTTATTAAGAGGTAGAGCCGGAGGTAGTAGTTCTTATACGAGTGAAATTGTTCCTACAACCTTAACTGCATCTCGTACAATTACGTTACCTGATGCAGATGGTACTGCATTAATTAGTTCAGATATTGGTTCAACTGTTCAAGCCTATGATGCTGATACAGCAAAGCTAGATGTAGTTCAAACATTTACTGCTGTACAGACACTAACAGATCCAGCAATTATCGGTAGCATATTAGAAGATATTTATACCATTACAGACGGTGCTGCCTTTGAGATTGACCCTGGTAATGGCAGCATCCAGTTGATTACGCTTGGCGCCAACCGTACACCTAAAGCCACAAACTTTGCGGCAGGTGAGTCTGTGACGCTGATGGTGGATGACGGCAGCGCTTATACGCTGACTTGGAGTGATGCGACCTTTGGCGGCAGTGGCGTTGTGTGGAAGACCGGAGGAGGGAACGCACCAACGCTGAATACAACGGGTTACACCGTTATTGTGTTGTGGAAAGTCGGCACGCAGGTGTACGGCGCTCGCGTGGGTGATGCCTGATGCTGAACACTAAAGCACTTGCTGCATCTGCCAGCGCCGCCAAAGTTTACGTTGAGGATGTATTTAGCACATACCTCTATACCGGCAACGGAAGCACGCAGACGATCACGAATGGGATTGATCTGAGCGGCGAGGGAGGTTTGGTTTGGATTAAGAAAAGAAATGAAGCAGATCCTCATCAATTGCAAGATACGGTTAGGGGTGTTAACAAATTTTTGTCTACAACCAATACAAACGGGGAACAATTATTTGGCACTGATGCATTAACCAGTTTTAATGCAGACGGTTTTAGTCTTGGTGCAGATACAACGACAGCGCAAGTTAATCAAGGAGGAAAAACATACGTTTCTTGGACCTTCCGTCAAGCGGAAAAGTTTTTTGACATAGTTACTTATACGGGAGATGGCACATCAAACCGCACTCTCTCTCATAGCCTTGGCTCAGTGCCTGGTTGCATTTTCCTAAAACGTACTGATAGCACAGGCAGTTGGTTTGTTTATCATCGAAGCACTGGCAATTCCTCTAGCTTGCGTCTAAACGAAACTAGCGCTGTAAGCAATAACACTGATATTTGGGCGTCTTTTACTCCTACCTCAACAGAGTTCAAGGTAAGCACTGCGGTAATTAATGCAAGCGGCGCCACTTATGTCGCCTATTTATTCGCGCACGACGCTGGCGGGTTTGGCGAGGACAGTGGTCAAAATGTGATTAGCTGTGGGAGTTTTACCACTGATGCTTTAGGTGATGCAACGGTAACTCTTGGCTGGGAGCCTCAGTGGGTATTGATAAAAAACACGTCAACATCAGAGAGCTGGAAGCTCGTAGATATTATGCGTGGGTTCCCAAATAACGGGCGAGGATTTGACGACAATCGCTTGAATCCAAACTCATCTGACGCTGAAGCTACAGGTACCCGCATAGGCTATCCAACCGCAAGCGGTTTCTTTGTGTACGAGCAGCTTTCAAGCAATAACTACATCTATATTGCCATCCGTCGCGGGCCGATGAAGACGCCTACGGATGCAACAAAGGTGTTTTATGCAAATAGTGTGCCTCAAGCCGACAACACTGATTCTACGAACGTTCCATTTCCTCCTGATCTGGTTAATACATTTTCAAGAAATGGCACAGATAGAACAGTTGGATACAATCTTTTTACCTTTGTTGATAGACTCCGCGGACTTGGCACCCCTAGTAATACTTTTTCAGCATCTGCTCCGTATCTTATTTCTTCCTCTACAGGTGCTGAAAATTCAATTAATCAAAGCTATGTCCAGTTAAAAGCTGATGGGCAAAATATTACAAGGGGGTCAGGCTGGAAT